AGCCCTTTCATACAAAGTGAACAAATCAAAGTTTGAGTTTTTCGCGGCCAATATCCTACATTTCAATTCTAAGCCATCTGTAATGCGCTCTAAAGGCTTTAAAATGTCTTTAGGTATAAGTACTGCGCAATAGAACATATTTCGTTAGAATTGATTCTATGGCTTTTAAAAAAATATGAAATCTATTTGATAGATTCAGTTTTTCGCGTATATATTATTTTAATATCTAAATATTTACCGTATCATATTTATATGAAGGTTCCCATTTTCCACAGATCAGAATACAAATATCAGCTATTACCGTCTTTGAATAAACATGAATATGAAGTTTTATTCAATTCAATAAAAGAACATGGAATAATACATCCAGTTGAAGTTGATGAAGATGGAAACATACTAGATGGTCATCATAGATATTCTATAGCAATGGAACTGGGCATAGAATGTCCAACCATAGTTAGAGAAAATATGACAGAAGATGAAAAACATTCCTATGCTCGATCAATGAATGTAGCTAGACGACATTTAAATTCAAAACAGAAACGTGCAATTATTGCTGATGCACTTACCGAAAATCCTGGTAGGTCAAATAATTCTATCGCTAAAGAATTAGGTGTTTCAGATACAACAGTTGGTAGTGTAAGAAAAGAATTAAATCTTGATTCTAAAGTTAGAATTGGTGATGACGGAAAATCATACACAGTTGATGATTCGGATCTAAAAGTATCTAGATATGTTTATGATCAGATATTAAACAAAAAGTCCACTGGTGAAGTTCTGAAAGCAAAACTAGATACAAGTATAGATATTATCTATTGTTCATCTATAAATGATCAACTTAAACATCCCGCACATGATGCTGGATGGAAAATGGGATTTCAGACTGATGCGGTCTATAAAAAAGAAAATTCAATGTATGAAGAAATATTCATTGATATTGATTTCAAAAATTATAGATTTGATTATCATCTTGAAAATGTTAAGACATTTAGACCAAAATACTGTACTGTTATAGATATAATGACTGAAGATGAGACGGCTGGATATACAACTAAGTTTCACACATTTGATGAAGTGATGGAACAGGCTGAGCAGTTAAATGAATATGCAGAAAATGTAATAATTATTCCAAAATATGATTGTATAAAAGATATACCAGATAATTATATTTTAGGATATAGTTGCCCATCAAGCTATGGCATGACTTCAGTTGATTATAAAAAATTTAAAGGTAGAAAAGTTCATCTACTGGGTGGCCCATGGGGTGTTCAAAGAAGATATCTTCAAATGATGGGGGAAGATGTTGTATCTCTTGACAATAATTCCATGAATAGAATTGCTGCGGTTGGGAGTTTCTATACAACTGATGGTATCAGAACTTCATTCTACAATTTAAATTATGAATTCAGTGATGGTTTTGAAAATAGATCTACCGATATTGGAATCATGGCAGAGAATGTTAGGTTTATCTGTGCATCAATTTCATTCGGAAATATTATATATGATATTGCCAGAATGAATGGTTACGAAAATCCGGATAGAGAAATACAGAAAAATTATTTTAGAAGTTTAAATAAACACTAATCTTTAAATAATACAGTAGACTTTGCTGAAGTCGCAATTCCACCACGCGGTTGCTGGGTGACCGTCACTGTTGCATTACATCTGGCATCAATAGAAATTCTTGTAGCAATCTCTATTGCCATATCTTCGCAAAAGATTCCTCTATTTCTAAAATTCCACAAAAATAATTTTAAAGATTTGCTTTCTATAATTCCAGTATCACTTGGTTTATATAATATTTCTACTTTAGAAAGATCTGGTTGATTTGTTACTGGACAAAGGGACGTGACTTCATTTGTCACAAATGTTATTTCATCTATTTTTGTATGGTCTGAAATTGGAACTATTTCAAGCTTTTCAATCGGCTCTTTAACTATAGAACCTAAAACTCCATCATGCATCATTGACATCTTGTGACCAATCCCGATCTGGTGTAGTATAAATTAATGGGATACTAATGAATGTTACTATGCACTTAAAGATAATATTTGTTAAGAAAATTCCCCAAACGATGTTCCAGTCCAGTCCTTCTGATCCAAGAAATGTGAATGGAGCAAAAGCGATTAGTGTAAAAGCTAAACTATCTAGCGGTACTGATATCGCATTTGAAACAACAACCCTGGCCCACTGGAATCTTGAAGTGATCTTTGTCACAAACCAATGGTACACTTCAGTATCGGCCATTTCAGATATGACCTGAGCGACTATAGAAGCTAAAACAATTCTGGATACTGGTCCTAAGACCATAGAGAATTCTTCATTCAATGGCCACGACGGGTCTGCTGGAAATCTAGTCGTAAACCATAAATATGCAACCATGGCAACATTTAGAGAGGCTGCAACCACGATAAGTATTCTTACATGTGATTTGCCTAAAATCTTATGAGCTACATCTCTTATCGTAAATGTTAGTGGATATAAAAATGTCCCCATGTCAATAGCAAAAGCACCAATCATGCCAATTTTAATACTAGCAATATTTGACACTAACTGTAGTGCAGTATACGTTGCGACAACTATTGTTGTTGCTGTTGGACGAACTTTTGTAAGCATCTCATTCCTCTTCACATCGGATCGTTTGATCGTATATTTTTCAATTTTAAATTTATCACATAATTCGATCATATTTTTAAATTAATATTTAAATTGTTAAAATTCAACGATGAAATCTTTGAGTCTTTTTACTGGAATTGGTGGTTTCGATCTTGGTTTCGAAACTGCTGGCATTGAGACTCTATCAATGTGTGAGGCCGATGGGCGAGCACAATCCGTCCTGAGAAGACACTGGCCACATGTTCCAGTGTTTGACGATGTAAGGAATATTAATGGATCCGACTTTAGAGCAATTGACATTATTCACGGAGGATTCCCATGCCAAGACATCAGCATGGCAGGAAAACGAGAAGGTCTTGAAGGGGATCGATCAGGGCTCTGGTGGGAATTTCATCGAATCATTTCTGAAGCAAAGCCAAGGTTCGTCGTCATCGAAAATGTCGCCGGCCTCCTGTCTTCAGGAGGAAGACGGGACTTGGGTGCCATCATCGGGTCGCTGGGCAAACTCGGGTATATGGGGGGATATAGAGTGTTGGACGCTCGGTATTTCGGAGTGGCCCAAAGACGTAGAAGGGTGTTCATTGTCGCAAGTCTTGGAACCGACTGTGGACAAAAAATACTTTTTGAGCCAGAAAGCCTGCCAGGGGATATTGAAAAGAGCGGACAAGCGTTCGAAGAAGTTGCCGGAACTATTAGATCAAGCTTTAAAAATTCAGGATATAAAACAACAGAATTAGATGGTCACGGAACCCATGTAGTTGTTGGCTCTAAAGAGATTTTCGCAACACCATTGGGCAGAGATCCTATAAATATCCCATTCGGTGAAAATCAGCAGCTTGGTGTGAGAAGGCTTACGCCAGTTGAGTGTGAAAGGTTAATGGGGTTTCCAGATAACTGGACACTGTTGGATGAAAAAGATAAAACCATTCCAGATACGCAAAGATACAAAATGTGCGGAAATGCTGTTGTTGTGAATGTGTCCGAATGGCTGGGTAAAAGAATCGCCTCAGTTCACTGATTTGCTTCAAAGAATGCTTGAGCAAAACCAAGTGGGGTCATAGACCTAAATTCTTTAGTTGCTTCACTTTTACCACCAACTTTATAAATAAGTCTACCTCCAGTAGGCTCTACTTCATTTCTATCTGGAATATTAAACTTACCCCATAGCCAAGTTGTCTTCTGGTACGGATCCCCATGATGATATGGATGAAACTTATATTTTATTGATCCAAGTTCTGGAACCAGTTTATGTATCCTGCTCATTGGATTCTCAACAACCCAAAATGTTGGATCATAAAAATTGATAATTTCCATCATCTTCTTCACAAGGGCGACAGATTTTTCAGTTGTTCCATCCGCATCTTTTCTTTTGAAGAATCTTGATCCAGATAGAGAAAAGTCGGTACATGGTGGGGCCGCAAGAATGCCATAAACATTTCCCATGCTTGAATAGTCAAAGTCAAAAATATCTGACCCCAGCTTAATGTCAACTTGGTGAACCGAATATCCAGCATTTCTATAGGGATCTGACCATCTCCCAGAGAAATCAAATAGCGATAAAATCGTTTTATTCATTAAATAATTATATGTATTTATTTGCAATTTTTATCTTATTTGAACATATCCGTTATGTCGATATGAAGATTGTCTTGGTTCGGTGGTATGACGCATTTGATCTCCCGCCACAGTGGGCTTCCTTTGAGGATCTAAAAAAGGATGGTCCAGCCATTGTTCAATCAGTTGGCTGGCTACTTGATCCAGAACCTCTGGATGGCTATGTAACATTAGCCACATCAATTGTGGATGATAACTTTGGTAGTGGCATACATATACCAAAAAGTTGCATCATTAGCGTTGAAGAATTGTCCCAGAAAAAAGGTAAGGTTGAAAAATCTTCAAAATAGACGTTAATTTATAAATTAGATACTGGAGATGAAAATGGCTACAGCGCAGCAGGCTTTGGATTTGGCACGTCAGCATATTGGGTATGTTGAGGGACCACGTGATAATGAAACGAAGTTTGGCGGCTGGAGCGGCTATAACTTTCAGCCTTGGTGTGGTAGTTTCGTGAACTGGGTTCTTCATCACAGTGGAACCCAAGGTGAGCCATCTAGCGTCTATACTCCATATGGAGCAGCATCATACAAAAGACTTGGGCGTTGGATTGACCGTAATGGTGCTCCAATTCCTGGCGATGTTGTTTACTTTGACTGGGCTGGTACTCAGAACACTGGCAATGTCGATCACGTAGGTTTTGTTGAGGCCGTACTGCCCGATGGCAGGATTCAGACCATAGAAGGTAATACTTCGGGTGGAGACTATGGCAGTCAGAGCAATGGTGGTGGCGTATACCGTCGTGTACGTCCACGTGGCGTGATTGCAGGCTTTGGCCGTCCAGCTTATACAGCAGACAACAACTCGCCTTACAATCCAAATTCCAACGTCGATTGGGCGAAACTACGTAAGTTTGTTGCAGCTGTTCTCTTCAATGAGATTAGTGGAATCGGAACTCTACAGCGTGGCTCAAAAGGTCCACAGGTAGTTTCTCTCCAGAAAGCCCTCAATCTCATCAGTAATGCTGGGCTCAGCGAGGATGGAGATTTTGGACCAGGGACGCTTGGCGCAGTTACTTCATTCCAGAAGTTCTTCAAGCTTGCGTCGGATGGAGTCGTTGGTCCAAATACGAAATCTATGCTACTTATTTGTCTAGCAAAAATTCGTGACGAGAAGTGATAGGCAGCCAGCCGCTTTCACCAACCGTGTACTGTTCCGCAGTACCCTACAATACAAAGCATTTACTCCTTTGGGTTAAATAGATCTTGTTCTCGATGAGTGCATTGTTTCCACAGCTCAACGTCGGCTTCTTGCTGAGCGTCGTGGTCAAGAGTTTCTGTAACGGTTCGCTTGTGAAGATCAATAGCGTCAGCCAGTCGGTTGTAGCGACGTGCTAGATCATTCAGATGGCGAAGCGCTTCCTCGTCGGCAGCTTCTAAATCAGTATTATGCTGCCTAGAATTGATTCCAAGAATCAGGCCAACAAAGGTTGCTAATGCTGCCAAAGTGGCAACAACTTTGTCGGAAGCCGGGAGTCCCCAAAGCTGACCCAGTGTCAAATAAAATGTCGCAAATGCGGGAAACACAATTTGCACCATCCATTTAGCAAAGTCGTAATGTTTACTAGAGAGGTTGAACATTTAGACTTTCCTAGTCTTTAATTGTTTTTCTATGGGCTCTCAGGGTAGGACTCGAACCTACAACCCGCTGATTAACAGTCAGCTGCTCTGCCAATTGAGCTACCTGAGAAAAACTTTAGTATTTAACGTACTGAGCAAACCCGCAGTCAACCATTGTGTCATTGACATTTAGATTATCAATCCAAACTTCGGCAATGTATCGACCGTAGCGATCTTCTTTGTCTTTCATTGTCTGAACATGGATTGTCTTGTTGTCCAAGATTTCCGATAAACGAGTTTTCGAAAGTGGGCCTTCTGTCGTTTTCATTTCTGGCGCATTGATTCTTGCGAGCCGCAACTTCTCTTTACGAAAAGTATTGAAACCGAGATCAAGAGTTGCTTCTATAGTGTCACCATCTATAACTCGGTATTGGGACACACGATAATTCCATAATTCCATTGAGATTCCTTTCAGTGGGAGAGGAGGGATTCGAACCCCCAATGCCAATGGCCACAGATTTACAGTCTGCTGAGCAACCAGTTGCTCAACTCTCCCGAGTCTAGTTCAGACTTCAGCTTCCCAAGAACTCTAATTAACCATTAATAAACGCTTATTAAGCTAATATAACTATATTTTATCGCAGCTTACATCGGCCTCCGTAAGCGAAAGATTAACACGAAGACCAGCTTTTAAAATCACATTCGTAACCCGTTAGATAGTTAACTCTAGTAAGGAAAATGATATGGCTATTTCAAATATTGAAATTGAGACTATTCTATCAACAGATCTTAGAGACTCGGACGGTAATCATCTCAAGATTGTTTCGATGGCGCAGTTTGATGGCACTTATGATACTGGCGGAATTGTTCTTGATCCTGCCTGGTTTGAAATGGAAGAAGTTAAATTAGTAATAACACAATCCGGTTCTGCTCTTCCATTGGACGTTGGTGAGCCATGGAACCCAATCACTTTCAATATAGTTCAAAGAGTCGATGATGGTATTGCTGCTGACGAAGAAGAGTCTGGAACTTTTAGTTGGAGGCTAAACGTGGCCATGTGGGATGGCTCTTCGTTTACAGAACTTGCAGATGGTAGTCCGCTTCAGCTTCCGACCGGCTTTAGTCCTGTTCTAGTTGTGGTTGGTGCGTAAAAATAATTAAAAAAATTTATCTTTTGGGAATAAAATGATTTATGTCGTAGATACTTCAGTTTTTTTGTCCGATCCCAAATCTTTGGAAAGGTTAAAAGATAAAGATATAGTTATTCCTCTAGCTGTTCTAAACGAACTTGAAGAAAAAAGAAATCATATAGATCTTGGTTTTTCTGCTAGAGAAGTTCTTAGGCATCTTGAATCTCTAAGAAAACAGAACTCTCTCATTAATCCAATTAAAAACTCTTTTGGTGGAAGTTTAAGAATTGAATTAAATAATATTGATGATTCAGATTTGCCAAATAGTTTTAAATTAGATGTTAATGATAATAAGATTTTAGCTGTTGCTTACAATCTAGCAAAAGATTTTCCAGTAACATTATTAACTAAAGATCTTCCTTTAAGATTAAAAGCTTCTGTTATTGGAATTTCTGCTGAAGATTTTATTGATGATAATTATTCTGATAATTGGTCTGGAATTGAAAGACTTGAGGTAGAGTCTGAAATCATTCAGGAGCTATTTTCAAATGGTTCAGTTTATTTTCCAAAAGAAATTGTGGAAAATTCTGGAATTATCACTCTAAGTGGAAATAGCTCTGCGTTAGCAAAGTATCAAAATGATCATTTAAAGTTGATTAAAGATAAGTCTGTTTTTGATATCAAGGGTAGGAGCGCAGAGCAGCGTATAGCTTTAGATCTTTTATGTGATAATTCTATTGAGATAGTTTCAATTGGTGGCAAGGCTGGGACTGGCAAGAGTTTGCTGGCGCTTGCTGCTGGTCTTGATTCTGTTATTGAGAAAAGAACTCATAAGAAAATTATTATTTTTAGACCACTCTATGCGGTTGGTGGTCAGGATCTTGGCTTTCTTCCTGGAACTGCTGAAGAAAAGATGTCTCCTTGGGCTGCCGCTGTTTTTGACGCTTTAGAAGTTTTCTGTGGTCCCAATGTTATAGAAGAGATTATTGAAGAAAATTTACTAGAGGTTTTGCCTTTAACTCATATAAGGGGTCGAACATTAAGTGATTCTTTTGTCATCATAGATGAGGCTCAGAATCTAGAAAAAATGGTTCTATTAACTGCTCTTTCCAGGATGGGTAAAGGTAGTAAGGTTGTGATGACTCATGATATTGCGCAAAGGGATAATCTGAGAGTAAATAAATATGATGGTATCATGTCAGTTGTATCAGCCTTAAAGAATGAAGACATTTTTGCCCATATTTTACTTGAGAAATCTGAAAGAAGTAGAATATCTGAATTGGTTTCTTCATTAATTGATACATAAGGTTCCGTTAATAAGTTATGGAAGATTTAGCTAAAAATATAAAAGTTGGAGACCATGTTGCTTATGCAGTTCCAAAGCCACCGGATGCAACTACTTATGCACATGGTTTAGTTAAGTCTGTTAAAACTAGTGGTTCTGTCAAAGTTGAGGGTACTCAAGAAACTTTTCAGGCTACACCAGATGACCCAGTTGCAACTATCCAAGTTTGGGCTGTTAATGAAAATGGGGATCCGGTCTCGAAAACCGATAGGGTTGTTGCTAAGCCTTTTTCTAAGTTAAGATTAATGAGAACTCCTTTAGGTAAGGATCAGGCTGTTTCAGAAGATGCTTTAAGAAAGCTAATGGAAGAGCACAATAAGAATGCTCCAGATGGTAGAAAAGTTAAACTTTCTACATTAAAAACCGTATTTAATAGAGGTGTTGGGGCATATAAAACAAATCCGTCTAGCGTCAGACCAAATGTCGTTAGCGCTGATCAGTGGGGATATGGGAGAGTTAAAGCGTTTTTGAAGATGCTTAAAAGTGGCTCTGCTCCAAGAAAACCATTTGATCAGGATTTGCTTCCCAAGGAACATCCGTTATCAACAAAGGCCAATAAGATGAATGAAGAAATAGAGCTTGATGAAATCTCTAAGAAGATTTTTAATGAGAGTTTAGCTGCTGTAGAAAAAAGAATCTATTTCAGAATTATTAAAGGCGCTGAAGGTTGCCCCGCTGATAAGCCTTACGGTGTTGTTGGTGAGAAGTCTGGCTTTGTTCATGGATGCCATTCCACTCAAGCCTCTGCAACTAAGCAGCTTCGCAGCATTTATGCTGCGACAGATCCAAAGAGCGGCTATAAGCCTGCTTCCAAAGAGACCCGTAAGGATATGGAGACCCCTGAACAGCATGAGAAGCGTCGTGCCCGTGAAATGAAGAAAGAGGGCAAGGTGTCTAAGGCTTCAGAAATGTTAACTCCAAGACAGGAGTTTATGTATGAGGCTTATGAGGCTGCTGTAGAAAACTTTGGTATTTTTAATCAGGGTGCTGGTCCTGATGGCGCCCATTATGGTCCTGGTAATAAGAACCCGTTTAAGGCTGATGGTTTAGTTTGCGAGAACTGTGCTTTTTGGATGGATGGAGCCTGTGAGATCGTTGAGGGCAATATTGATCCTCAGGGTATTTGCAAGCTTTGGATTATTGAAGAATCTGAACTAAATGACGAGATGCCCGAATCTGAAGAAGATCCGATGGAAGATGGCGTGAAATCAATCCCCGGCCTTGCTCCACAGGGAATGCCAGAGAACCCCATGCCAAAAGAGGGCGACTACGTTTCTTTCGAGCTTGATGGTCAGAAAATGGTTGGCACAGTTGAGTATGTGATGACTGAGGGTGCTTTTGGTATTCAGGGTTCCGAGTATTACACTCCAGCTTCCAAGGAAAATCCTGTTGCTCTCATAAGAATTTGGGAAGATGGCGAAGAGACAGAGCTTCTTACTGGGCGAGCAGTTGCTGACATTATGGTCACAGCGCCTCCGATGGAGGATCCAGAAGAAGCTGCTGAAATGTTCGCCATACCAGACCGTGTGAAGAAGAACGCTCAGAGAGGTCTTGAACTTCGCAAGAAGTTTGGTCGTGGTGGTACTGACGTTGGTGAGAATACTGCCAGAACTTTAGCTGCCGGTGGTTCAATCGGTATAGAAAAGGTTAAGCATATTAATCGTTACTTCCCACGTCATGCTGGAGATAACCTATCAGATAAAACATCTAACGGTTGGATCGCTTGGCTTCTATGGGGAGGGGATGCTGCTTGGTCTTGGACACGGCGTATAGTCCGTAGCTATGAGGCTCAGCAGAAGCGTGATGGCGCAAGAATGTTCACTCAGGAACGTCGTATGAAGCTTGCTAAAGAAGGCATTGCTATGCCTGATGGTTCATATCCAATTGTCACCATTGGTGATCTGAAAAACGCTATTCAGGCTTACGGTAGGGCAAAGGATCTTGAAGCAACAAAGAAGCATATCATTAAGCGTGCTAAATCTTTGAAGGCCGAAGATCTGCTTCCAGAGGCCTGGATCTAAACTAGGTGCCTAAATTGATGCCATCCATCAAAGTTTCCTAAAACAGTTTCTCCAGGAACCGCTGGAGTTGCAACCATTTCAAATGGTGATAGATGTGGCGGCTCTGCCGATACCAGTCTCTCGTATAGCTCCAAATCTGCTTCTATATTCGTCTTATCCTGATTAAGATATGATGATCTCGCTACCCTAGCAACGCAAACCTTTTTTTTATCTTCTTCAGAAAGTACAGTATCATTATCTGAAAGATACGGAAGATGCCATTCTCGGTAACCAATTTCAACCGGAACAGAGTCATCAATAGCTTTTTTCATTTCTATTGCCAGTAAGCGAAACTCTGGTTGAGCATCTGCGTGGATTCTTTGTTCAAAACAATTTGAAAAATTGGTTGATGATATAACAGATGTATGCCAAAGGAATGGCTCCAAAATTCTTGAAGCAGTTTGCTTATGCAGATTTAATCCCAGCAAAATTTCTGCGTAGTCTGATGCAGCCATTGCTGCTTCCATCCAAGTTCCAAAAGCGTCAGTTGAAGCGATTATTGGAAGTTCCTCGCTTGCAACCATACCTTTTTCATTTAAGCCCCAATGAACTGGTATAGCCGGATTTTCCCTAACTTCTTTGATCCTTCTTTTAAGAGGAATGGCTCTACTGCTTGCAGCGTTTCTTGACCACATTCTGTATGTGTTTACTTCAGGTAGAATGAATCGATGGAATGTGCATTCCATTGTTGTTAGACGATCACCGTCTGGACTGATGCTGTCGGCTATGACTTTAGCTGAAATTTTCATAGTGAAATAGATATCAATTCTACTTGAGCTTTATTTAGAAATTCTTTGGTCACGTCTGAACCAATTTTTTCTGGTTCATTTAAATAAACTATTCTTTTTATTCCAGCGCTGGCTATCGACTTAGCGCAAGTTAAGCAAGGTTCTCCATTTACATATAGAGTTGATTTTGAGTATCTTGATCCATCTCCATGAGCAAGGGCAGATATTTCAGCATGTGAGCTGAAGCAGAGTCCGTCACCATAATCATATGGAGTTCCTGAAGGGACATTGTTGGCGAATCTTGGGCAACCCCCATCGACACAATGTTTCATGCCTGATGGTACGCCATTATACCCTTGTCCAACAATTCTACCGTATCCATGATTTTCGATAATGAAACACCAATATTGTTTTTTGCCACAAGTTGAAAAGATTTCAGCACATTCAATACATGCTTTTATCCATTTTTTATCTCGTTCAATCATATAAATATACACATAAGTATAATAAAACTAAATACAAGCAATATAGCGGCAATAAGTATTCCGGATCCATCGCTGTCAAAATCTTTTGGAGTAGTCGAGATACTATTCCTCTGTTTTGGCATCTTCGTTTTCCCCCATTTTTTTAATAACATCAAACCATTCAAGAGATTCAAGCTCTCTAATAATTCTACCATTCATCGCATCATCAGCATCTTTACAAGCCTGGGCAAACTCTTCGCTATCCCTCTTCATGTGAAGAGTTTTGCCATACTGATTAAATAGGTATGCCCATGATCCACCGCCCAATGGCACAATTCTTGTAACCTCGCCAGAAGGCTGATATGGGGCGTCTTTCATCTTTCTTGCCACAACAACTCCAATATATCGGGGAACAGATCTGAGAATCTTATAGATCCGGCTTTGATTTTGTCAACCTGAACGACCTTAACTGGAAAATTTTTTAGGCCAAGGTTTTTTGCTGCTAAGTATCGATGGTTGCCGTCACTTAGTCTAATTTTTTCATTGTCATATGTCAATGTGCCGGGTTCAAAAATTCCATTTATACTAATTGAATATGTTAGTTCATTTATATAATCTTTATCTTTAAAGATAATTTCTGACATATATTTATTATCTATTGTTTTTTCAATTATATGAATTGGAAGAATTATGATATTGGTATTATTATTTTCGCCAGTAGTCGGTCTGCCGAATTGTCCGTCATCGAAAAATTCGCATCCCCAACTAAGTTCATTGTAATCATATTTGTAAGATTTCATGGCAAATCTGAGATGTATGATACCAATATATGGCTGCGTTTTGTCACAATTGCGGATCACAATTCGACACAAAAACATTTATGGTGCATTGTGATCAATGCCATGCTAAAAGTGTATCTTTTGCATTCGATGAATCAGATCCAGATAATATTTATCAAATTGGTTTTATATGTATGTATAATGACGGCTTATCTTGGACTGAATTTTCAGGAATGAGAACAGTTGTTTACAGTTTGAGAAAAAATTATTCAGTAATTCCATCATTTTGTTATGATGTCAATAATGGAGTTATTATGGATCCAATTAATGAAAATATTATAACCATAATGCATTATGGAGACTGAATTGAGCAGACCTGGTGGAGTTCCAAACTCTTCAATTTTTTGCCAACAATGTGGCAGGGATATAGATGATATCTCATCACCTGACAAGACATACTGTGAATGTAGGGACTCCGCAATCATTTCCGGATGGGTGAGTAGCACTTCAAATATTATTCACATGCTTCAGGCTCTAAATGTAATGATTATTGGAGATGATTGTTCAGTTCAAAGTTCTCCGAATAGAACTATATTTTATGAATTATAAGATAAGTTTGTCGATGATTTAATATGGAAAATTGGGACAGAAAAATGAGCGCTGTACTAGAATCAGCGAAATTTTTAAATAAATTAAATGTTATTGATATTGATTTCGTTAACGGATCTTCTTTGGAAGTCTATGTGGCAATGACTAAGGAAGATCGATCAATAGGTCTTTCAACTCTTCCATATCTTGATACTGATGGCATGATGTTTTTTTACGACCAGCCTTCATATAATCCATTTACGGTTTTGGATATGGGATTTGATATTGACATCGCTTGGTATTCTAGGGATGGGAAGTGCATCAAACACGGCACATTCCCAGCGGGTATGGACTCACCAATTTTTAGCCCAAAACCATATACTTATGTTGTAGAAACTTTGGCAAATAACTTACCAAAGTCTGATTTGAAGGTATCTAATGTCGCGTCAATTTGAAGATCTTCTTGATGAAGATGAGTGCTGTCTTAACTGTGGGGAGTTAGACTATAGGCCATCAAAGATTATGGGACTATGCTTTGACTGCTTTACTGATCCAAAGAGATCGCTAGAGATTGGGAAGCAAAACGATTCAGACTCATTCGTCTGAGTCATCTGGAAAATCATCGTCAAGGGAATTTTTGACAATAAAGTCACCCTTATATGATACATTAATTGGTGGTATCAAAAGTTCTATTGACTCAATGGCCGCTTTAAGTAGGGTGATAGCTACCCACGGAGAGCAATCCCCAAGATGTACTTCAGGGAAGATTTCTGGATCTTTATCATAAGTAATTGTTATGACATGAATTCCAGTACCAAGATCAGATAGTTCTGAATCTGATTTTTCGCTATCCTGATCTACGATCTCTTCTGACGGTTCTTCGTTCACAACGCCTCACCATTCTTATTGATAATAGATTCGTAAATCTTTCCACCGTAGAAAGCGACTCCATCTTCTATAAGAACGGGTTCGACAATAGCTTTTTGATCACCATCAGGCTGATACCAGACAATGAAGATACCCTGCTGCCATTTTTCAGTCTTTTTAGCGGACTGCTTCCCAGCGGAGTTGATGCCAGTTTTACTTGATGGAAGTATCCCATCAATTCTAGCTGTTGTTCCAGGTGTTCCAGCAAAAATTGGTCGTGAAGAATTACGCTCTCTAATTCTTGAATAGACCAATTCCTGTCGATGGGTATGTCCAAAGATTGTTGAAACTCTTGCATCTGACAGATACTTTGCAGCCGTGGATCCTGGCGTTGAGCTGACAAGCGATCCATGCTCAAACCTCAGATAGTCATTAGCCCAATATTCACCATCTGGATATGACTCAATTGACGTAATATCATATTCATCAAATCTACAAAGATTTGCTATAGATAACACTGGTTCTCTTGAGTTGGCTTTTGAGAGACCAACAAGACCGGGTATTTTATCAACGATTGCCTTATTAAGGCGATCATCATGGTTGCCACTTAAAACTACAATCTCAGCATTTGGAGCCAACTCTCGCTGAAGGGCTACCTCGGTTCCAAAACGATCAATCTCAAGCTGAGTGTTTGATGTATAGCCTGGGGCAGTTCTGTGCGTAGAGAATGCGCTGAAATCATGGTTATCACCAAGAATCACAGTTAGATCTATTTTATATGAGGCTTCAAGAAATAACGTGATCTGATGAGCCACATCTAAAGCGGACTCATCGTGAGTCGTCGTCAGATCGCCGTCAATGTCTCTGTAGTAGCCAATCTGAGGATCTGGTATAACCACTCCAACATTCCATCCAGATGGCTTAGAAAGCTTTTTAGCACCCTTTAAAGAGACTTTAAAATCTCCTATGGTTGCCTTATCTGGAGATGGTAGTGATGGAACTACATCGATATTAAAAGAAGTTGACTCTTTTTCAACTTGGACGTTTTGTCCATCAATCTTTTCCCAGCCAGGAAATTTCTTTTTAGTAAATCCCATCTTGACAATGTGGCCAAGATTATTTTCTTCAATATCATTGATGGCATCAGCTATATCAGCAGCTGAAGCATCGGTAGATATACGAACTTTTTCATTCCAAAATCTCTGGCCATATCTGGCTATGGTGGATTCTTTGATTATGGGAAGAGAGTTCTCGTGAAGAAATGCGAGAACGTCTTTAGCACGACCACCCGACCGCCAAATCTGCTCCATCTGAGCTTTGGCTGGATGGTCGGCAACCCCCTTAGGTTGGTTGCTCATCAGTAAACCTTTCAGGCGACTGTCGCTATAGTAAGGTTAACGGTCGCTTTGTTAACATATGGACCAAAATTCTAATTTTGAAACACGGCCTCGAGGTATTCCGGGCTTGATTTTTTTGAAATTTAAATTCTGGCGACCGCGTGTTAACAGAATCAACTGATGCCCTAATCTGGATTCTGCTTAGCAAATTTCAGAACAAGTGGGATGCGCCCCAAATAGCGCCATAAGGACTGAGGGTGGCCTGGACTCCTCCGGTGGGCAATCCGTCATCAATGCCGTCCCGAGCGAAAAGTTAGGGAACTGGTCAAGGAACGTCCGGGCAGTTCATCTAAGCAACCTACTGAGTAGCAGCCTGAATCAGTACGTTAGATTCGTATTTAGATGAAGACACCGACCGTTGTAGTACAGCTACTATACCCATTGGGGTGGGGTGAGGTCTGTCTAAGCTGAAGAAATGTTTTAACATGTTTTACTATTTGACTAATATTATCTTATGGATATAAAAAGTCTTTGGGAAAAATATGAAAAAGATAAATCATCTTTTCAAGATTTAATTATTGAATATGATTATCTTGTAAAAACTACTGCTGCTTCTATTGCAAAAAATCTGCCAAATCATATTGACTATGATGATTTAGTGTCAGATGGTTACATTGGTCTTATTGATGCAATTGAAAGATATGATTCTTCTTATGGATATAAATTTGAGACCTACGCTTCATTTAGAATTCGTGGAGAGATAATAGATAAACTTCGCCAGTTTGATTGGGCACCACGATCTCTAAGATCGAAAAATAGACAAGTAGACTCGGCCACCGAAAAGTTGTCCAGCGAGTTGGGACGAGAACCAACTGAGGAAGAAGTTGCAAATATATTAGGCTGGAAACCTGGTGATATAAGTAGAATAAAAGGTCATGGAAACTCTGCTTCAGTCTTTAATATTGATGAAATTGTAAATTCTGAAGGTGATTCATTTAAGCTTTCAGATATACTAGCTGATGATTCAGACAATTATGATCTACTTGATCATGAAGATTTTTCAATATTAAAAGACAAGATTCTTGAAGGCTTTACTCAGTTAAATGGACAACAAAAAACGGTATTCTTTCTACACTATATAGAAAACTTATCCCTTAAAGAGATAGGCGAAATGCTTGAAGTAACCGAGTCGCGCGTTTGCCAGATTCACACCGGAGCACTTGATTCAGTTTGGAAATTTTGTGTTCCAGAATAAAATTCGTCCCTTATTCTGAATCGTGAAAAGAGAGCAGCCGACGCGTGATAAGCTCTCTTTTAATTCGGGAAAATTTGCCGTAAATATCATCTAGCGTCGGAGGCACAATGTCTGAATATCTATCTTTTCATTTGTCAGATTCTTTTATTGAAGAGTACGTGAATAAGCCTGTTGATTGGGGTTTTGATATAGGTGCAGGAAATTCACTTAGTGAACTAACCTTTTTAACTAAGTATAGTAGAAAAAAGGAAGATGGTACAAAAGAAAAGTGGTATGAGGTTTGCCGGCGCTGTATTGAAGGTATGTACTCAATACTTAAAGATCATTGTGCCTATCAGAGAACTCCATGGAATGAGTTTAAGGCACAAAAGGCCGCCCAAGATGCATTCGACAGAATGTTTCACTTTAAATGGACGCCACCTGGTCGCGGTATGTGGGCCATGGGAACGGAATATGTTCATCTGAATCAGTCAAACTCAAGTCTGAATAATTGTGCATTCATCTCAACAGAGAAGCTTTCCAATCACTCAGCCTATGAAGCTACCATGCCATTTGCCCGACTGATGGAAATGTCCATGAATGGTGTTGGCGTTGGCTTCGACACCAAGGGCGCTGGAAAGCTAATAATCTCCGAACCAACTGGTGATCCAGTTTCTTTCGTTGTTCCAGATACGAGAGAAGGTTGGGCTGAATCAATTTCAACTCAACTTGAGTCATTCTTTTTCAAGAATCGCCAGCCCATCAGTTTTGATTATTCTGAAATTCGTCCCGCTGGTTCACCGCTTAAGTCATTTGGTGGAACGGCATCTGGCCCAGGTCCATTAATGGACGTTCACGAATCTATTAATAAGCAGTTTGCTGGTCGCCACGGTGAAAAGATTAGTAGTCGTGACATCGTTGACATTATGAACAAGATTGGCAAGGCGGTTGTTGCCGGTGGCGCTCGTCGCTCAGCTTTAATTGCGCTTGGTGAATCAGAAGATGAGGACTACGTAAATCTTAAGAACTGGGAGCTTCCAGAAAACGCCGAGAGAACTGGCGCCGATGGTTGGGCTTGGACAAGCAATAACTCCGTACTTGTTAACTCGGGTGACGAGCTTGATCATTTGGTTGACAAAATTGCTATTAATGGAGAGCCGGGTGTGATCTGGCTGGACATGATGAGGAAGTTCGGAAGAATTGCTGATGTTGAGAATAATAAGGATTCCCGAGTTTCTGGTTGTAACCCATGTGCAGAGATTTCTCTTGAGTCACATGAGTTCTGCTGTCTAGTTGAACTTTATCCATCAAAGCATGAGAGTTTCGCTGACTTCAAGAAGTCGATCAAGCACGCCTATATGTATGCCAAAGCCGTAACTCTTATGCCTTCAACTTGGGCTGAGACTAACGAGGTTATTACTCGTAACCGTAGAATTGGCATTTCCATGACTGGAATTGTTGACTTCATTGAAAGTCATAGCTGGTCTGATATGCAGTACTGGATGGACGAAGGATATCAGTATCTAAACTTCGTTGATACAAAGTACAGCGAGTGGCTTGGAGTTAGAAATTCTGTTAAATTAACAACTGTTAAGCCAGCTGGAACGACTTCTATTATTGCCGGAACAACTTCTGGCGTTCACTGGCCGACGACATCAGGATTCTATATTCGAAGAATTAGATTCCATAAGACGGATCCATTGATTCCAATTCTCAAGAAGGCTGGATATCACGTTGAGGATGATGTGATGGATTCTAAATCAACAGCTGTAGCGTCATTCCCAACAAGGGGTCTTGATGTTCGATCTGAGCTCGATGTTTCAATTTGGGAAAAGGCTTCTCTGGCTGCGATGGCTCAGCGTTATTGGGCTGATAACATGGTCTCAGTAACGGTCTCATTTAAAGAGTCAGAGCGTCAGGAAATTTCTCCATTGCTTAGATCACTTCAAGGTCAAGTAAAGAGCCTTTCCTTCCTTCCAATTAGTGAAGAAGGAACTTCATATGCCCAAGCTCCATATGAGCCAATCTCTGAAGAAGAGGCTCTTAAAATGATGAAGAAGATTAAACCACTTGATCTTAAAGCTCTTTACACAAAGGCCGAAGATGGTCTTGGTGAAAAGTTCTGCACCACAGATTCTTGTGAGATTGATCTTGGATGAAGCATATGCACAACAGAGAGAGTCTTTATAGATTCCTCTGGGAACATAGAAATCAAAAAAATGTAGTAGCGCTCTCGCAGGGAGAGATAGCTAAAAAATTTGGAATATCTTATCAAAGACTCTCAATAGTTATGAGAGAGTTTCAAGATATGAATATAATTCATAAATATAAACACGAATTTCTGCTTCGCTATGACCCAGATAAGATTCCATGGGGAGAAGAGTTTGATAAGTTTAGATCGGAATATATTTCCTCAAAGAACAAGGAGCAAAAGTGAAGAATCAACTAATTGGCCTATTTGAGAAGGCCGCAACAACTTATATTGAAGCCCTTATTGCAGTAGTCGCAGCATCGTCAACTCTTGGCGTATCTGTGCTACAGAGCGCAGCAATTGCGGCCATTCCAGCGGCGCTTACAGTAATTGCTAATGGCATACCTCAGCCTCCAGTCAATTTGCCATTTTACACCGATATGGCTTTTAGAACTATTCGTACATATGTTGTTTCTTTTGTAGGTATCCTTGTTGCGATGCCAATGTTTGACTTCTCAATATCAATCCTACAGACAGCTGCTCTAGGCGCACTACCGGCAGCATTTGCCGTAATTAAGGGCATCGTGGCTGGCCGTATGGGCAACAAGGAAACGTCGGCATTACTTCCATTACGCTACGACCAGCAGATGCCAGCTCTCCAGGTTGGCGCTATCGTTCCGTGGCCCGATGCAACTGACGCAACCGAGCCGACCGATCAGCCAGAGGCGTGATAAGGGGCCTGACGGCACCGCCTCTACGCCCGAGGTCTCGTCGTCACAAAAAGCGCTTGACGACACCGATCATCCATGCTACAATCCGTATATGGAACAATTTTTTAATCCGATTATTGAAGAAATTGAATCTAGATTAACTAAACTTGGACTCTATCTTAGTAATGTTGAGGCTGGAGCAGTTCCAGTTAGCGAAGATGTTTCTAAAGAAATAATTGATGGAGCAGATCCTGAGCAGATGATCATGGATGAATCCAAGATCTCTCTATATCTAACTTCAGTATTTAATATATCTGATTTAGCTTGGTCTGATAGGGTGATAAACCCATCCTCTTACGAGGAAGAAAAACAATTCAAGATGATTGCTCCAACTGAATTTGAGATAAGTTTTGAATCATTTAAAGATGAAATCTTAAATTGGGATGACGATTGAGATTATCGATTTGGCAAATGTAATAACATTCGATTGTGAAACATTTGTCAATAGAAGATTTTGATATTAATATCACTGTTGATGCCATATCCCCATCCATGTTATGGGAATCAAGATTTGTAGAATTTGATAGAACAAAAGAATCCCAAAGGTTATATTACGATATGAGCATTAATCATCGAGATGCAATAGCTGAAAGAATCAAAAGAGCCACAGCAGTCATGTATGATACTGTTGATGAATGGATTCCTGACGCTATCAGCCTATCAGATGATGGAACCTGTATTAAGATTGAGTTTAATCTTGTATTAGGCAAGGTTGATATTGATGTTGAAAACAAGAATCGTGCAACAACCTTCAAATTGATGGAGGTGAAGAAAGAGATTGAATCTCTTTTAGAGGATGAAGCCTAGTACAGCAAAGAGAAAAGGCTCAGAAACTGAAGTTAAATATGTTGAATACTTAAAGCGTAATGGTGTCCCAAATGCGGAAAGACGCCATTTGAACGGAGTTTTTGATAAGGGTGATATTGCCGGCTGGAATGCGCCAGACGCATCTTGGAATGTTGTCGTAGAAGTTAAGTCCGGAGCTTCACTTAAGATTCCTCAATGGCTCGCTGAGCTTGATGCTGAAATTAGCAATGCCAACGCTGAGACTGGTCATATAGTTGTGAGACCAAAAGGTAAACCAAATCCGGAAGATTGGTTTGCGGTAATGCCAGTATCCATACTTATGGAATTAATGAAAAAGGCCGGTTATGTATAGCGCCATCGGATGGGTCGGCACAGCGTTGATTTTGCTGGCATATGTCCAAGCGACGAGGGCGGTCTGGCCAGCCCATGAACGCATAGGCGCGACGATCAATCTCGTTGGAGCCGCTTTGTTAGCCATCAGCGCTTGGCATTATCAAGCATTTCCAAATGTTGCTCTTGAAGTTGTATTTGGCGGCATAGCTGGAATAACTATATATAGAACATTAAGATAATGAATATAATTATTGGATGTCCATTCTCTGATAGAACTTGGATTTTGGATAGATGGTTAGAACATATTTATACATCATTTGATAAAGCTGGAATTATTCCTAGTTTTATTTTTGTCGTTGGAAGCGGAAATCCAAACGATATTGATGCATTATCTAAAATAGATAAGTCTACAATCAGAGTCGTATCTGAGCCAGAGAGAGAAGATCTCAGAAAGTGGAATCATGGCAGATATGAACATATGGCATTTCTTAGAAACGAACTTCTCTCTCTAGTAAGAGAGAAAAAACCAGATCTTTTTTTGAGCCTAGATTCAGACATTCTTCTAGCTCCAGACGCGGTTGATTCAGCTATCAATGCCTTAGATCTCCATACAGATGCTTGGGCTGTTGGAATGAAATGTTACATGAGTCAAACATCAACAGTTCATCCAAGTATGGGAATTTGGTCTGACATTAACAGAATAAGATATCGAAGAGTTGATGGCGATGATATTGCCAGTGTTGATATTATTATGGCTGCAAAATTAATGAAGCCTGAAGCTTACAATATTGATTATGTTTTTCATCGTAATGGAGAAGATTTAGGATGGTGTTCTGAGATTAAATCAGCTGGTGGAAAGCTAATATGGGATGGTCGCGTTACTAATAAGCATGTAATGGGACCAAACTTTCTTGAAGCAATTGATAAGAGGGCTGGATTTTGAATATTGAATTAGTTGTAATTAATTACAGAACGTATCCGGAGTTGCAAAGATTTATTGATTCATATATCAAATTTCAGCCAAATACTGAATCGCATTTAACTATTATTGATGTTGATTCTTTGGATGAATTTGATTCAATCTCAATTCCTGATGAGATGCAGGAAAAGATTAGCGTAGTTAGAACTGACTGGAATCTTGGCTATGCCCTTTCCTGCAACTATGGAGCATATACATCAGATTCTGATATTATTGCATTCTTTAATGCTGATACGGAATTTGTTGACAGTGAATGCGTTGATTATTGCGTAAACTTCCTAGACGAGCATGATCAGGTTGCTATTGTCGGTCCAATGCAATACGATTCCAGTGGCCTATGTACTCATGGTGGAATCTTTGGAACACTTGATAATCCGGTGCATAATGGATGGAAATCCAATGATTTAGATAGAATGATTTTCAATAAGAAAGCCGTAACAGTTTCTGGATCAGCCTTCTTCATGAAAAGATCGGTTTGGTCCGAACTCACAAACTGTGAGATTTATAGATCACTTCATCCAGATGTTGTTGGGGCATTCTTGCCGACTCCTCACTATTTTGAAGAAACTGGATGCGCTTATCACGCTCAGTCTCACGGTTATGAGGTCTGGTATCTTGGCGAAGCCAGAATGATTCATCAGTGGCATAAATCATCCCCGGTTGGGTCAGCAGTCGATCAGAAATTTCATGAATCAAAACAAATATTTGTAGAGTTTTGTGAAGCGCATGGAATAGATCATGACTAAATTATGTGGAATATTAGTCATAAAAAATGAGGCTGATAGATATTTGAAATCTTGTCTAGAGTGGATGTCTCCATTATTTTCTGATTTATTTATATATGATGATATTTCTGATGATAATTCTGTTGAGATTGCAAAAGAATATGGAACGGTTGTTGTAAGAAACAAAAGCATTTCATCTTTCATTGACAATGAGTCAGAGTTCAGATTCTCTGCATGGAAATCATTTGAAGAAACCCTTTCGCCATCAGAAGGTGATTGGGTTCTTTCTTTTGATGCTGATGAATTTCTTGTTGGATCTGAAAATCTAAATCTAGCAATTGATACAGCAAAAAATGAAGGACATATTGGTGTCTCAATACCATTTCCAGAAATATTTGATATCATCGATGATATTCCATACATGAGAATAGATGGTCTTTGGAATAAGATTAGGGGACCAAGACTCTTTGAATACAGATATAATGCAAATTGGAATAATAAAAAAATGGGCTGTGGATCAGAGCCTACATATGTATCAAATTCCAAAGTAAGTCGAAAAAATTTCGATATAAATGTATTGCACTATGGCTACGCTAACAAAAAAGATAGAGACGCGAAATGGAATAGATATAGTAATCTTTCATTTCATGGCCATAATGATTCACATATTAAGTCAATTATAGAAACTCCAATATTAGAACCCTGGACTGGGGATATTCCTAAGGTTAAATATGGACAATAAAATTGCTGTAATTACAGCTGTCGCTGGTGACTATGATCATCGCGGTAGCAGTATATATGATGATAATGTTGACTATATTTATTTTACTGATGGATTATCAACTCCAATTGATAAAAATAAATGGATCATAGAAAAACTTCCAGATCTTCCTCTTGATCCAAGACGTTTATCGAAATTTCCAAAACTACATCCACACTATTTTTCAATTCTTAGAAAATACGATTACGTTATCTGGGTTGATGGATCAATGCAGATCCGTTCACCGAATTTTGTTAATGAAATTCTCTCATACCTAGATAACGGACTTGTGATATCTCCACATTTTGATGGACGTGATTGTGGGTATGGCGAAGCAACGATTAGACCACTTAAATATGTAAATGAACCATTAGATGAGCAGACGGATTTCTATTACTATCAAAATTTTCCTGAGCATTTTGGACTATATGAGGCCGGTGTCCAAGCAAGAAATATGAAAATTTCCGCCGTGTGTGATCTTGGAGAGTTTTGGCTGGGGCAGAATTTGATGTGGTCATATCAGGACCAGGTGAGCTTTGGGTACAGTTTATGGAAAACTGGATTCGTTCCTGATGTGCTTCCAAAATCATTTAGAGAATTCAGATGGGTGCACATAAACGCACACAAGTCGGAGAAGTGATATGGGTGAAAGAAAATCATTAGAAGAAAATGACTGGTATGGTCATCATTTCAGATATCGACTTGCCTCTGGTTTCGCAGATCGTGGTGATGTAGTCCTTGATGCCGCTTGTGGAATCGGTTATGGAAGTCAATTTTTTGACGGTCTTGATCGAACCTACTTTGGGGTAGATAAGTATGCTGATGAAGTTGTCTGCTTTCATGGAGAGGGAAGAACTTTCTTTCAAGAAGATCTAAATGTCTGGAAGCCGTCATTTGATTATGATGTATTTATTAGCTTTGAAACTATTGAGCATGTTCAGGATTATTCAAATATAATACAAATTGCTCATCAAGCTAAAAAGTGGATCATTACCTCAGTTCCGGTAATTCCAACTAAGCACATTAATGAGTGGCATTTGCATGATTTTGAGCCTGGTGAGCTTCCTTCTTATATTATTAATGACGACTGGGAGATGTATCAACCAGTTGGTCAGCCACTAGAATTTTCGGAAATATACGTTTTTAAGAGAAAGAGTTATGATGGGAAATAATTTCGGAAAATGGGATAAGCACTATAAAGATCTTAAGGATCGAGATCACTATATAGATACCGAAACTTATTATATTGGATCTGACTGGCTTGAAGATTGTGAAACTGTAGAGGACTGGGGATGCGGCAAAGGTTGGTTTAAGCTTTGCTCAAAATCACCTAATGTCATTTCTATAGACGGATCACATACACCATTTGCGGATGTTGTTGTTGATCTTGAAGAGTATGTTTCAGATGTTGATGGAATTTTCATGAGAGCAGTTGCTGAGCATAATTTTAAGTGGAAGAAGATTCTTCAAAATGTTCTTGACTCTTTTACAAAAAAAGCTTTTGTTGCATTCTTTACTCCAATGAGTAACACTGAACTGGCTGAAGTTATCGATATGCCTGCTGGATATGATAATATTCCAGATATTTCTATTCCATCAAAAATTTGGGAAAAAATGATTAAAGATTCTGGAGCTAAGTTTACTAAAAAGCAGATAGTTTCAGATACCGCTTATAAAACCGAAACTTACTATAAAATTTCGAAATAATTGTCCCTCAATATGGGACATAATTAGACGTTAAGATTAATATGACTGACGATTTTGATATTAGCCAAATCATCGATGATGCTGATGATTCAATTCCAACAGGTGTTGATGTAACAACTCCATCTGGCGCAACAATCATGGTGATGAATCAGTCAGAAGCTGATTACTACGATCAAGTTCATAAAAGATATCTGACTGATAATAAGTTTAAGAATGTATCAGATATTCTAGAGCTTGATAGAATTTTGATTATGGAACTAATGTGTTATCGTTGGGGTATCTGGATTCTTGCTGAAGAGGATTACTATGGTCGCAAGATCAATCCTACTGAAGTTCAGAAATCTATCGAAACTTATTCTCGTGAGATTCGTGGTATTAAAAAAGATCTTGGAATAGATAAATCAACTAGAGATAAAGATAAGGGTGATTCCATAGCTGAATATATTCAGATGCTTGGAATTAGAGCTAAAGAGTTCGGAATCGTTAGAAATAAACAATCTGGAAAAGCGATTGAAATTCTTATGGAGGCAAGAGCTTTAATTACTTTATATGAAAATTCATCTGATTCTGAAAAAAAAGAATTTAAAGCAAATCTTCCTGATATTATAGATTGGTTTAAAAATAAATTCGAAGAATTCGAAGAGATTGATAAAGAGTTAAGAAAAAATCAATCTATGTGGATTAGAGATATATAATGTCTAAAAAAAAATCTTGGGAAAAAAGATACGAAACCATAAGATCCTCTTATCCAAACGTCGCTTCAGTTGATTGGTCATCAGCAATTCAAGATGATGACATATTCATTAAGATGCTTGGCGATGTCTTAAAATCTGAAAGAAAAGTTTCAACTCCTGGTAAAAGACCAAGCCTTAATAAGTCTGATGGAATTGATCGTTTAAATAAAATTCTTGATAGAGACTATTGCTCTTTTGAATTTCCAAAATCATTTAAAGCTATAGCAAATGGAAGATCAATTAGATCAATACATGCGAAAACCGGACTTAGTAAATCACATGTTCAAAGATTATTGTCTGGTCAAGATTTTCCATCTATCGAGACTATTGAAAAAATTGCGAATGGTTTCAATAAACATCCATCATATTTTTTAGAATATAGAATTTTTAAAGTTCTAGAATCATTTAATAATCTGATGTTGGAAAATCCAGAAACGGCAACAAATTGGTATAAGAAAATTCTGGGATAAAGATGACTGTATATGAAAATCTTTCAGAAGAAGAATGTTATCTATACTCAATTTTACAAGATGAGTCTGGACTTGATCTGGCTGAATTCTCATATCTTGATGAAACCCAAGACGACAACATATTTAGGGCATGGCCTGTTCAGTGGTTTTGGTGGAGATGTGAAGATCAAAAGCAGATAGATAGAGGCAGTCGTTCAGTTGGAAAATCTCTTTCAATCAAGTTTCGAGCTTTTGCTTTCCCATTTGTTTGCCCAGGTGAAGAAATGGTTATTACGGCACCAGAAGGAATCCACCTTGATGCCGTAACTGATAATATAGAAAGCCTTTACACGAATAATCGTCTAGCAAAAGAAATGATTGCCAAGGGACGTGGCGGCATTAAGCATCGTCCATTCATGGTTAATTTTGTGAATGGTGGAAGGATTATTGGAAGAATTCCACAGCGTGATGGCAAGGGGCTGAAAGGCACTCACCCACTGTGGCTTGAGCAAGATGAGGCGTCCGACTTTCCGGAACAAGCTTGGGCGGAAATTATTGAGACCGTAAAGATCCAGAATCCAAAAGCACGCTGGCGAGCACATGGCGTAACAAGAGGCGTTGGTGGGGGGTTCGATGAGCGCTGTCAGCCAGATAGTGGCTGGAAGGTTCACGCACTACCAGCAATGTTTAGGCCAAATTGGACAAATGAAGAGCGTGAGCAGAAGGTGCAAGAGTATGGTGGTCACGCTGACTCAGTTGACTATAGGAGAAATATTCTAGGACTTCCTGGTGATCAGAATAGTCCTATTTTTGTTCTATATAGATTAATGGCCGCTACCGATATTGACACCGGAAGCAACTACAATGAATTTGAGTACGTTTCTTTGGAAATTGACGAAGCAGCTGTTCGTGATTATGGATCGATCATTCCGCTACTGGATCTTCCAGCAAATCATAGATCGTATAAGAAATTTTGGATTGGCATGGACCTTGGTTGGACAATAGCGCCAACATCAATTGTAATTTTTGCTGAAGATAGTAAGACCAAAAAGGGAAAAAACTGTTTAAAGTTATTGGCTAGAATTCTTCTAAAGAAGATAACTGCATCAGATCAAGCTGCGGCAATACTTCATTTATTAGATATTTATCGTCCAATGGCATTTGCCCTTGATTCAACTGGCGCTGGTCTTCCATTATTTGATTATGTACAAAAAGCTACTAGAGAAGATCCTAACTTAAAGTCACTAACTTCCCGTATAAAGGGTTATAACTTCTCTGAAAAAATAATAGCAGAATTTGATGACTCTATTAAGATTGATGAATTATCTCCTGATGGATACAAAGAAGCTGCTATTTACAGAAATGTTCTTGAATGGAGTACCGACATTCTAAGGAGCATGGTTGATGAACAGACAATTATACTTCCGTATGATAAGTCAATCATCGCTGAGTTTCAGGGACAAACTTGGGCTTATTCGAAAGCAGCTATGGATTCTTATGGGAGAAAGCGTATCTTCAGTAACGGAAGCTTCCACACGCTGGATGCTTGCCGCATGGCAGCTCTTGCCTACCAGCAGCAAGTTATTAATGAATTTATTGAAAATAATAATAACTCCTGGAGTCCACCTCCCATGCTCTTTCTCTGAGATTCTGTGTTTTGACTGTGGGTCGCCATCTGGCAAAGTGCGCCAATCCAATAAATCGATAGGATTTATTGTCTGTGATAAATGTTTCAATAATTGGACAATTTTTATACTTCCATCCATAAATGAAGAGTCCTACTCTGTTCATCTACTAAAACCATATCAATCCGTGATTATGAGTTCATGCACACTTCCCGATGCCGTAAAATGCACAATTGATTTTACTATGGCAAATGACGATAAAAGTTGGAGTAAAGATGGAAAAAAATTCTTCAGAAGAAGTTGTGAAGGGTTGGCGAGAGGAACTTTTAGGTTATTTAAGGGAAATGGCTGATTTTTCGAATTTGAATGATTCATATATCATACTGAGAAAAATTTCGGGATTTTCAGCTAGAGCTACATATATGAATAACTTGATAGGTTCCTCTAAAAATAGACAGTTGACAGAGTTTAAATTTAACGAAATAGTTCCATTTCTTAAAGAGTCAGAGTTTCAGTTTAAGATTTGGTCAAGAGTTGCTTCTATCCATGCATCCGAGTGGGAAATGACGAAGGGATAATTTGAAAATGGCTGAAGGTTCAGAACTGGAGTTTGATCCAGAATTTGGAGTCTCGTTTATCAATGAGACAGATGTTCCAATCTCAGACATTAAGAGCCAACTGGATTCAATGCCGGAAGTTGCAGCTCTTCGCCGCTGGTCAATGATGAACCAAGGGTCTTCTCGTCGTAGAACGATATTTGACCGCGACAGATACGTTAGTCCAGCCAATATCTTTGATAAGTTTCAAATTGCCATCTCTGCCGTTGAGAGCGATGATGCAGTTGCTAATGTCGTTGAAACAACTGAGCAACTTGCATTTAAAAGAATTGCTATTGAATGTCAAGATGAGGATGAGCAGAATATCTGGAATCAGATTGCTGACGAAATCGATCTTTCAGAAAGACTTCGTGAATGCTGGAGAGAGGTATTCACAATTTCACAAGCTTATCCATCTGTCATGTACAAAAGAAAAACTTTTAAAGTTAAGGGTAAGGGAAGAAAAAGAGAATTCAAGGATCTAATAGTTCCGGTTGGAATTTCTTATCTTGATCCAATGAAGGTAATTCCTGTCGGAAACTTTATGTTTAACCAAGAGAGGCTTGTATATCTTGCCGATAGGCAGGAGGCGCAAGAGTTTGACACTTTGGCTGGCTATAACACGTCTGATCTGATAGTCGATCAGCTGATTGAGTCAAAGTATGAACCTTGGAATAATGGTCCAAATAAAGAAGCTGGCAGAGACGAACTTCGTTACCTGATGGAGCTGACTGGTCAGTCAAATATCGAAAATCGCATGTATCTACTCAGGCCAGAAAATGTCTGGAGGATCACATCAACAAGGCCGCAGTATCAGCGTTTTGCCTCTGTCCGCATGGAATCGATCTTTGAGCTTCTCGATCTGAAGCATCTTCTGCGTGAAATGGATAGATCTTCAATATTGGGAAGCACCAATGCCATCATCCTTATCAAGAAAGGTGACAAGGATCATCCAGCAAGGCCGCAGGAACTTGAGCAGCTCAGTTCACAGGTTCAGATGACATCCAGAGTCCCAATTATCGTTGGCGATCACAGACTTAATATTGAGATAATTACACCAAAAACCGACAAGACGCTTTCCCCAGAAAGATATAATGGAATTGATTCTAGAATTACCGCTAGAATGTATCAGATACTTTCAACTGGTCATAATACGGCAGGTGCGTCTGGCGACGATTCAATGAAGCTGCTCAAGGTTATATCAGCCTCAATGGAGGCTAGAAGAGATCAGATTAGAGATTCCTTCATGAATAAGGTCTTCAAATCTGTTTGGATGAGAAATGATCAGCTTATGAGTGAGCCTAAGATGCAGTTCTATCCAAGAAGAATTGCTTTGGACTTCGATCCAAATATTGCGAACTTCATGCAGCAGCTAAGGGATCGTGGCGATATTTCTCGTGAAACTATTCTTGCCGAGTTGGATATTCTTGAGGAAGATGAGGCCATTAAGCGTCAGCGTGAGGCAGAACAGTATGACGAGATCTTTTCTCCGGTTAATGTTCCGTTCTCTTCACCAAATCCTGTCAATCCCGCTAATCCAACTGGCAATGTTACGCCTAACGGGAGTGGTAGTACTGGTGGCACTAATCCGGATTCGTTTATCCCAAACTCTTGAGTTGATTTTAGGATTATCTAGTCGTTTAGATCTTGGTGATAAATATGACTATTATTACGGAAAATTCTCATTCATTCTATCTAACATGCCCAGTTGAATTAGTTAATGTTGACAGAGACATGGCTGCTCATTGGGCGTCTAAATACATGAACTATAATCCAGCATTTAAATGGATTGTTGGAAAATATGTTGAGGCTGACAACGCTAACTCTAATGGGCAGTTTTGGTCCTTAGATGATTTGAAAATGTCAAAACCAAGCATCGAATATGCTCCCATGAATATGGGTCATCGGCAGAATCATATTGTCGGAACTTATGTGGCATCAGAAATGATGTATCCATCCGATGACGTTGGAAATGCATACATAGAAACAGCATCAGTATTTTGGAAGTATTATTTTCCGGAAGAGCTGGCAATGGTTGAAAAGGCTTATGATATTGGCGCTCTTCATCAGAGTATGGAATGTATCGCTGAATCAGTGACATGCGCTGGTCCAATGGGATGTGGCGAGACATTTAAGTACGCCGGCCCGATGTCAGCAGAATACTGTGATCATATTAAGTCAAGAGAGTCTTATCGACAGCTAAATAATCCACATTTCTTAGCTGGCGGTCTAATTCTTCCACCAGATAGACCAGGTTGGAAAAATGCGTCAATTGATGAGTTAGCAATTTCCGAAACCGAACTTGAAAGAGTTTATGATCAGATATCACAAAACTCTCCGCAGCTATCAAATGAACAGTGGGAATCATTGATGTTTGAAATCCTTCATTTTACAATGAAAGATGATGTAGATTCAGCGCCGTCAGCAAAACATCTTGCAACAAAAGCTGTTCTAAATATTAAGAATACATTGTAATTATTTTAATTGTCTTTTATATAGACGTTATTCTTGGCAGGCGTTGAAAGGTTTAATATGATTCTTCAAGAGTTCCATGATCTATTGTTAGAACAGAAACCTGAAAGCGCTGATCACGATGCAGAAAATTGTCCTTTCTGCAACGAGAATGTAAGTGAAATTTCTAACAACGATTACTCCATTGGAGGGGGTGACATGAAGACTTATACCGAAGATGAGTTTACTGCTGCTATAACAGAGGCTGTTGCCCCTCTTCAGGCCGCGGCTGACGCCAAGGCCGCAGAGCTACAGGCTGAGATTGACGAGCTTCGTACTTCTCAGGCTCGTAGCGAAGTGGAGGGTCAGATTGCCGAATTACAGGCAGACCTAGATAAGGCTGAAATCCGTGTTGCTGAGGCCGAGCGTAAGTACGATGAACTCGCTGCTTACCTTGAGGCTGAGGCTGCTGCTGCCGAGCAGGCTGCATTGGTTGAGGCACGTAGAGCAGAGCGTCGTGAGGCAGTTAAATCCGCCGCACCGTTCGCAGATGATTACATTGATGCCAACCTTGATCGCTGGGTAGCGATGGAGGACGAGGCATTTGATGCAGTTATTGAAGACTGGAAGGCTGTTACTGCAACTGCTCGTCAGAGCGATGAGGTTGTGGAAGAGGCTTCAGAGGTCATTCCTGAAACTGCAATGTCCAATGTCCGCAATGAAGACCACAGCGCTGGCTCACTAGCATCAACCGTGTTTGCTGCTCGTAGTCATGGCGTTGACGTTCGTTACCTGTGATCTGAAAGGAGGGAATAACAATGTCATATGGTCGTAACTTTTCATTCCGTTCCGCCCCCAAGGGTGGAAACCGAGCAGGCCGCTATTACCTAGATGGTTCAACCGATCTTCCCATCGGTGCTCCAGTTGTTCTTAGTGGTGAGGAAGATTCCTCAACTGGTCGTCTTGGCGTTACTCTTGCTACTGGTGCTCAGGCTAAGCCTGTTCCCGGCAAGGGCGGTATCTTGGTTTATGAGCACATTCAGCCCATCGGTCAGGATCCCTACTCAACAACTTATTCAGACTTCGATACAGTCCCCGCAGGCGAGGCTGTTCAGGTCGTAAACGGTTATGATGTCAAGGTTGCTTTCAAGAACACAACCGCAACCAGCTTCCTTACCCGTTCAAATTATCCAACAGCCCGAGTAATGGTCGCTGGCCTTGGTGCCACTCCGACTGTTGCAGTTGGCGATCTCCTTACCCCAGGCACCGGCAATGGTTCCGCTGGCTACTGGGCAGAGACCGCTACCGCTGCTAACGGCTGGCTAGTAGTAACTGCTGTCAATGCTTCAACCGGCGAGGTTGAAGCCCGAGTGAACTTCTGAAAGGGGGGTTAACAATGTCTAGCATCAAACTTTTTGGTAAAGAATCAAATCCAGAACTTGACGCTCTCCGCGAGAAGGTCGCTCTTCTCAACGAAGAGGCACGTCTACATTTCGATGATCCTCAGTGGCGTCGTGAGCGTGCTCAGGAAATGACTGAGACCATCTATCTTGGTTTCCAGCATGAGAATCTTCTGTCGCTTATGGCTCAGGTCGAAAACCTGCCATTCGATGGTCGTTCATTCGTGAAGGAAGTTAAGGGTCTTAAGGCTTTCTGGGTCGCCCGTGGTGGTCATATTGAGGCATCAACCCTAAACGCAGACGTAATGGAGATTACCCGTGATACGGTTGGTTTCCATGTGACTGAGTTTGAAGAGAAGATGGAGACCAACTTCGCTGAGACTTCAGCAACTCTGGTTGATCTCGCAATCCAGCGCATGGATGCCGCTGTTAACCAGCGTGTCTTCGGCCTCTTCCAGGCTGCAATTCCTTCTGGAAGCCCATACTACGTCTCAGGTACAAGCGTGAGCCTTGCTGCTCTTAATAGCGCTCTTACCTCTGTGCGTGACGCTTCTCGCACTCGTAACGTGACCATTGTTGGTCGCCCAACGATGACCGAGCAGATCATGGATGAGCTTCTTGGCTCAAGCTACAATGGTTCAGGTTTCCTTCCTGCTTCCAATGAGGAAATGGTTCAGCGTGGTCTTCTTGGCACCTACCGTGGTGCTAACATCATCTCCCTGACTAACTACCTTGATGAGAACGACGAGCCGTTCGTCCCCGGTAACGAGATGTTCGTTATCGCTGACGATGCTTCCAAGTTCGCCTTCTGGGGTGGTATGAAGTCCAAGGAGTACATGGAGGACGACAACTGGTACTGGCACTACATTGGCAAGAAGGACTTCGGTGGTGTTGTTCACCGTCCGGAGCGTGTCCGTCGTATCGTGGACACCAGCCTTTCTGCTTGATAGTAGTCAAAATCTGGTTATCGGGTTGGGAGGGCTTCGGCCCTCCCTTCCTGTGTTTATAGGTGTTTTTTAGGAGCAATAATATATTTGGAACTTAGGAGGTTCATCATGGCAGAGTTAGATAAGGAAACTTGGGAAAATATTGGTAAGGGCGATGTGTTTGTTCTCACTTTCGATCACACGGGTCGTTTGAAGTCGGTTCCGGTTCGTGCTGGTGGCAAGATCACTATGTCTATTGAAGAGCGTCAGCTTAATCAGGAGCGCGCTTTTAGTTCGGATGTTGATATGTTTAGTAATGGTAGACTTTCACCAATTCGTCTAGTTGATACAGCTGATGATTACGAAAAGATTGCCAACAATCCAAACCATATCTCCGAGAGTGATATGAATGATATTCTCAAGCTCAAGGGTAAGGCTTTCAGTGAGCGGATTAACGAGATTACCAATGCTGTTGCTCTTGAGAGAATGTTTGAACTAGCAAGCGATGAGACCGCAAATGTGTCGATGACACAGTTCCGTTCACTTGAAAAGAGACTTGCTGAAGTCCGAGGTGACGTTGCTGAAGTCGCAGAGGTTGAGACGGTAACTCCCTAAATTTTCATTGTATTTTGACGTTGATCAAATATCAATCTAGGGAGGTTCACTCATGGCGTCAGTGGATTTAAGCGAACTCATTGGCGATCTAGAGGGGGCTGTAACCGTACCTGGAGCAACATCTCCGTTTGCTACGTCATCTGAGACTGAGTGGCTTACAAGGCTAAGAAACGCTTTCTGGAGCGCTTACAATGATGGGGTCATCATGGGTTACACCTGTGATGAAGATGGCGTTGTTAGTCCCATAAACGGCGACTCAACATTCACCAGGGATATGCAGCAAATTGTTATCATGTATGCTGCAATAAATATCTACCAGAATCAGATGATGCAACTTAAGACTCTCTTCAGGGCTAAGGCTGGTCAGGTTGAATATGAAACACAGCAGTCTGCCCAAGTGATGAAATCACTTCTTGACTCTCTTTTGGCACAAAGAGCAACAATTCTTCAGCGTCTGTCTGATGGTGGGTTTACTGATTCATATTATATTGATGCTGTAAGAAGCAGAGATGAGTCTTTGAGGTATAACTTTATTGATTGGAATGGCTGATGGCTAAGGTAACAGATCCAAATTTTGGACAGGGTTTCGATGCCGCACTATTTCGTTCAGCCATTACTTCAGCGATGGAGATGGGACTTCCTGAGGCGGTAAACGAACGCGTGACGTTCTACTGGACTCCAGAGAAATCTTTTGCGGTTACAGATCCAGAAGGAAATCCCTATGATCTTTCTGGAGTTCCCCAAACTGAGACCACCAAAGATCCTGTCCAGATTCCCTGTGCAGTAAATTTCTCATCATCGCAACCCGATGGAACAGCTATTGGCGACTTTGATGAGAATAGGGTAACGCTAACTGTTTTAGATATTCATTTTGAACAGGTTCGTGGGGCAGATAAAGTTATCATTGATGATGATACATTTACCATAGATTATACTGGTGTTCCCACTGGATTATTTGATGTTACCGTATATACAATTTATCTAGTATCGGTGGACAAGACATGAGTTATATTGGTGGCGTTAGAAATAGATTGGTTAGAGATAACTTTAGAAGAATGATTGAGGAAGCTCTTTCAGAGTTAGGTTGGTTTAATCTAAACAGAAACCATCTTCCGGTAACTGTTAAGTCTGGCCCATTTGACACATCTGAAGAAATCCTACCAAATGTTGTTGGAGTATCAATTGAAGATATTCAATCTGAAGAACTTGAGCTAGGATCTAACCTAGAAGAGACAAGACATTTTGCATATGTAGATATCTTCGCTGAAGATGATCCTATTGGAACCCAGTTGTCTGGTGATATTTTTGATATAATTAGAGGAAAGTTTTCATCCTTAAGAGATTCCGGAATTGCTGATGGCAGGCTAAATGTCCTAGATCTATCGGACGCAACACCTTCAACAATTTTTTACTGCAATTTAGAGTTTCCTGAAATTAATAGAAATAGAAACTGGAATCAGAAATACAATAAGTTCTGGTGGATCATTGCCGTTGAGATTGTTGATGCATATATGGATGATGAGGATGAGTAATGGCAACCATATTCAATACTCTACATAAGCCAAACGGTCAACCAATAAGAGATGCCCTAGTTTCCGTAACCCTATCTTGGGACACATCTTTAGATGTATTTGTAAAAAACGCTGATAATGAAGTTGTCGTTGATAATACTGCTCAAATAAAGACTGATGTTGATGGTTATTGGGAGATGGAAGTAATTCCAAACGACTCATTGACTCCAACTTGTTTTTATAAAGTTACTGAAACAATTGATTCAACTAATAGTAACACATACTATATTGAAGTGAATGATCAAGCAACTCCGATATTTTGGATTGGGGATCTCATAGTCGCTACCCCAGCTTGGGAGGCATGATGAATATTGATCCGATTAAATACACCTTAACTTGTTGGCAAGGTAAAACTTTTGAGAAAATCTTTTATTTCAAAGATGCTCAAGATAATATCATAGACTTAAGCGGCTATACAGCCCGTATGCACGTTCGTCCATCTGTGGATTCCGACACGATCACGATTGAGTTAACAACGGAAAATGATCGTATCGTGGTCAATGGTGAAGATGGTTCAGTAACTCTCTACATCGCTGATGAAGATTCTGAGGACGTTGCCGCAGCTACTTATAAATATGATTTAGAGATCATCTCTGGGAGCGGACGTGTTTATTGCCCAATTTACGGTTCTTTCAAGGTCAAAGCCGAGGTAACTAGAAGTGCCTAGTTTTATTCAGGGTGATGACGATGAGGTCATCGTTTCGGAAAACTTAGAGGAAACTGTTCTTGTTACATCAAGTGACGAGGACTCAGTTCTGGTCGTCGTGGCGCAGCAGGGTCCAGAAGGTCCGCAGGGAACGACTGGTTGGACTGGTCCAACTGGCCCCATTGGGCCAACCGGACCGGCTGGTAACGCTGGATTGCCAGAGTTAACCGATGCCGGGGACATCCTTACCGTCTCTGAGGTTAATGCTGGATTGGTCGGCTATGCAGTTGATAATTCTGGTCAGGAAATTATTGATATTTTAAGCATCAATACCAATCCCCCAAATCTTCCTCTTGAAAACTGGGCTGACCTTCCCGGTTTTTATGTTGACGGTCCTGCATGTGGCATGGCTGCTACTGATCCATTCCTTACTGGAGTTTTGTTCTTTAGCGAGTTACAGCCTGGACAGCTTGTTGTTGGTGCTGAGGTGACTATCCAAAGCGGCGAATACACTGAACTATGGGCAGCCCTAGTTAATTATGATGGAGATAATCTTAGCGCTCCCTTAACTGGTAGTTCGGATTCTCCAATACCCAATTATTCTTGGTTGGAAAATAAGGCTATAGGTTATCGACCTACGGGCAACTCTGGAGAGACGGTTATTACTCTCTCTTTATCTGCTCCATTTGAGATAGTTAATGAATGGGATGTGGAAGTTGAAATTCTTGCCCACAACGCCATAGGTGGAGATACGGTAGTCATCACGCAGGTTCGTTGGCTATATATAGATAGCCTTGCTGCAACATGGGAAACTCCAACCCCTACGGTTGTAAAAGCGGCGGCAATTTTGCTTACCCCTTCGCTGAATCCACAAGTAGGTGATGAGATTTGGACTCTTACCTATTCGCCTGGAGCAGAAGAAACTGATTGGACTGGTGGATGGGTTGCCGGTAACAATAGTTTCTCTAAGGTTACATCATACGAATACAGTGGAATATGGGAAGCTGATCCCAATGATGTAGTTCTTCTTATGATCGATGAGGGATCAGGTGGTCAGCAAGACTATTGGCCTTCAACCTATGCTCGCTTTACGGGTACTGGATTTGACCCAATTACCCTACCCGGTGGTACGCTCGTTTCTCTATCATGTGGTGGTGCGGGATTTGGTATTCCATCTATTTTTGTTGGAGCTAATACCTTGTCTCCAGTATTTGGTGGTACATGGCCCTTTGCTGATGCCGATTATTTTCAACCCCACGGTACAACTGCGTCAGAAGTTGTTACTCGTTATAATTACACTGGTAATCTTGATAATACGAATAATCTACAACAAGCACTTGATGCAATTGATGCACTAAGTCTTTCCTCTGGAGCAACCGGCCCGCAGGGTGAAACCGGACCAGTTGGTCAGACTGGACCTTCTGGTAACGACGGTTTAACAGGTCCAATTGGTGAAACGGGGCCAATCGGTGAGACTGGTCCCACTGGTCCCCAAGGTGAAACCGGGGCACAGGGCGAAACTGGCTCAACCGGACCCAAGGGTGAACTTGCTGGCCTATCTTGGACTTATCAAATAAATACATCCACTTCCGGTGATAGGGATCCCGGTAATGATCATGTGGGTTTCGTTACTTTACCATATTATAATGCAACCCAAATTGTTGTAGATGATAATCCTTATGCTATAAATACAACTTTACACGAATTATTTTTAAACGTTCAAAGTGCCTACTTGACATTAACAAGCCAATCTAATTCATACATTTACGCAACTTGGAAAGTTACTTCATGTGTTGATGGTACTGTTGACAACGAAACAGTTGATGGAAGTTATGTAATATTTAATGTTGATGCAAGTAATATGGGATATGGTTCTTTTACCGATGGTGAACTAGTTACTTTATCTCTGTCTATTATTGGATCCCAAGGCGCAACTGGCGCAACTGGTCCAACTGGCGATGGTTTCTATTGGTCCGGTCCCTACAACCCAAGTACCAGTTACGTTATCGGATCTGTTGTCAGTGGATCGGACGATAACCTTCACATCGCTACTAGCAGCGGCATTCTTGGAGATCCTGCCGCTGGCGCTAATGGTTGGAACCTATATCTGCCTAAGGGTGATATGGGCGAGACTGGGCCAACTGGGCCAATCGGTGAAACAGGACCAATGGGTGAAACTGGTCCTAGCGGAAATGATGGTGCTACTGGTCCGACTGGATCTGGTTTTTATTGGTTAAATATATATGTTTCAGGTAATGGTTATGTTCCCGGCGCTGTAGTCAAAGGGTCAGATGATAACCTTTATATTGCTACTGGTAGCGGTGAATTGGGCGACCCGGCTGCTGGCGCTGGAGGCTGGGATCTATATCTGCCAAAAGGTCAGCAGGGGTACACCGGAGCGCAGGGTGACCCCGGTGGCGATGGCCCGCCCGGTGACCCCGGTCTAGACGGAGCAACTGGTCCTCAGGGTTCCACTGGACCCGCAGGCGCAGATGCTCTTTGGAATTTTCTTGGAGCTTATAATGTTGGGGCTTCTTACGCTGTTGGTGATGTTGTCACCTATGGTGGATCAACTTGGTATCGAATTAATGCTAACGGTGGGAATACTGGCGATACTCCCTCTGAAGGAATTTTTTGGACTGAGATTGCTGCAAAAGGTGATCAGGGTAGCAGTGGTCCTTCTGGAGACTTTGGCGCTACTGGCGCTACTGGCGCTACTGGCCCACAGGGCGCCACTGGTCCTAGTGGTCCTAGTGGTGCTGCGGGGGAAACTGGTCCTATCGGAATAACGGGACTCTCTGGAGAGACTGGCGCAACCGGACCAGCTGGCTTTACCGGGGCAACAGGGCCGCAAGGTTCTACGGGAGTAACTGGTGCTACCGGGCCGCAAGGTGCTACTGGTGCAGCGAATAGTCAGAATGTTCATGATTCTGTTTATGTTACAACAACAACAGTTCTTCCTAACTCACCAACTTATACTGCTGGGACTATAGATGCTAATGGTGGCTATGGTATTGGTGCTACTTTAACTTCCGCAACTAACTCTACTCTTACTGTTGATAGCACCGTTGTTCCAGTTAATTCTAGAGTTCTTGTAAAAGATCAGGCTGATCCTAAACGTAATGGTATTTATAAACTTACTACTGCTGGTGGTGCTGTTCCTTGGGTTCTTACTAGAGCAACTGATTATGATAATCATGTTTCTGCTGATGTAAATAATGGCGATTATGTTCTTGCTATTAATGGTACTACTAATACTGGTACTACTTGGATGATGTCAGCTATTGGTTCTGGTACTGGTGGAAATATTGTTATTGGAACGGACAACATTACTTTTACAAGAGTAAGCGGTGTTGGACCACAGGGTGCTACTGGTGCTACTGGTGCTGGTGGAACTATCGGCTACTACGGATCGTTCTACTCAACGGTCGATCAGGCGCTTGTTTCTACGACCGCTGGGCAGGCCGTCCGGTTCGACACCACGAACATCGCTAATGGTGTTAGTATTGTATCGAATGGTACGGCGCTAACAAGGATTACATTTGATTATACTGGAACTTACCATCTTGGTTTTGCAGCTCAGTTGGTTGATGCTTCTAATGGCAATGTGGTTCACACGGTTTCATTCTGGTTAGTAAAGAATGGTGCTACGGCACTTGCAACGACGTTCGATACGACTGTTACAAGTGGTACACCACAGTTAGCTAACTGGGAGTATCAGTTTACTGCCACTGCTGGCGATTATTACGAGATTTTCTGGAATGCTTCAGATATAGATGTACGTCTTGACTATATTGGCACCCAGTCAAATCCTACTCGTCCTTCTGTTCCATCTGCGTTTATTGTTGTTAACCAAATTACTTACACACAGATTGGTCCTTCTGGGGCTACTGGTCCGCAGGGCGCTACGGGTGTTCAGGGAGCGACTGGTTCTGCTGGAACTAATGGAACGCAAGGATTTACAGGAGCAACTGGTCCTGCTGGCGCCACTGGATCTATTGGGGCAACTGGTTCTCAAGGTGCTACCGGATCTCAGACCGTAACACCAGCAGTATACGCTCCATATACAACAAATGATTGGGTTCTATTAACATCAAATCTAGGTACTGGAACTGGTACTGTAACAATTGGCGGAACCGCAGCTGCTTCAAATAACTCTGCTCGTTGTTATCCAATATTTATTGGACAAAATGCAAGTTTAATTGGTCTTGGAGTTGACGTTCAAGCGGTAAACACGGGCGCTTCTGCTGTTGTCAGACTTGGGATCTTCTCTGATTCTGCTGGTAGACCAGGAACTCTAGTCAAAGATGCTGGAACTGGAACTTTAACATCTGGAGTGTCTTCAAGAGAGTTAACATTTACCTCTGTAGCATTAACTCCCGGCTGGTACTGGGTTGCTATTTCTACACAGTCTCTTGATACTGGTCAACCAAACCCCGGTTTTCGTGGAACGGCAGCATTGGCTGGTTCTCCAGTTGCTAGATCTGCGGTTCCCAGCAACTCTACTGCTCATGGTGCAGTTTATTCATTTACTGCTTCTGGAGCATTTGCATCAACTCCTACCGTGGCAGAAGTTAGCTCAGTTAATATTGTTCACATATGGGGGAAGTTCGCATGAGTGGATATATGAGATATTTTGAAGGCATTCTTCAAGAACAACTAGTTGATAATGGTGACGGAACTGGAACTAAGACAGTATTTAATACTGATGGTTCAGTTGCTGATGTTCAGCAGATCTCTGGTCTTCCAGTTCAACAATTTCCACCTTTGGATGCTACTGGCGCTTTGGCAACTCTATTGGTTGTTCTTAATATTATTCCTATAGAGGATGCTGCTAATGTTATTCGTGGGGAACCTGCTCACCTTATTGCTGAGGCTGAAGCTTGGTCTTTGGGTTAATTAAAGGAATTTAAGGATGAATGAATCAAATTTGTTAGCTAAACGTCGGGATAGGGTTATTGCTTCTTTCCTTTCTTTTAAGGAAAGGGAGTGCGATGAATATCTCCCTCCTGAGGTTTCATCAAAGCTGAGAAAAAAGTTTTTAGATGATATTAATGATCTATGTGATATTGCATTTGATTTAATTGGTGCTGATAATGTCGTTTGGAATGAAGAGTTTATGAATAGACTCGATGACATTTATCAAATTATTTCAGATTCGGAGAGATCTTAAATGGCAACAAGTGGGCCAAATATACCAGTAACTGGAACTGCGTTACCCAATGGTGGATATGGTGTTGTCTTAGATACTGGACAAATTATTGCCCAACTTTGCAAGGAGTCTAATACGAGATTGGCAAAGTGGGCCAATGAGTCGTTTGCTCAGTCTAGAAAAAGTTCTAGATTTAGAGAGCAAATTAAACAGGTCAATATTGATCTTGCTGAAGATACTCGTAAAGTTATTTATAACTCATATAAAAGAGGAAAGAAAAAAAGACAGGTATATAGACAGCAAGATAGGGGAAAAAATTATAGATATGCCAACAAGAAGATGGATAGAGCCATTAATGATAAAAACTTCATTAAGGGCGATGCTTCCGGAATTACGATTAATTTTACCGTTCTAAACAGTTACGCAAAGCAATGGTCAAGACTCAACTTCGGCGCTCAGCCAGCCGGATCAAAGAGTGTTTCTGACCAAAATATTAAAATATTTAGAAGAAATCTCAGATCGTCTCCAACTCTATCAAAATTTGGAGCTAGGCCCGGATTCCTAACTCCATCAAGTCAGATGAGTAAAAGGAGTGGAAAAGGGTTTAGGTCGGTAGGCGTTTCATCATCCAGAGCCTACCCAGGAACACCGGACCCAAGGTCAATTGTCCAAACTCCAAGAGGCAGGTATCTATATGTATATAGATTCAAAACGTCTGGTCTTGGAGCTAGAGGATTTTATCCAAAACAGTCTAAGGGTATTGTTGGCTGGAGATTCCTTGATCAAGGCATTGCTTATATGAATAAAGAATATGGTCCAAGGATGACCAAGGCTTTGGATTCATGGACAAAAGAAGTTGCGAAAAATGCTAAGAAAGCGGCTTCTAAACAGTCTGGAAGAACAAGAGTTAGAATTAAATAATTTTAATTACATGCTTATTTTCCGTTACACATTTAGGTATTTGTGTATAATATTTTATATGGACCACAAGTTGGTAAGGATTAAAAAAACGAGAACTATGGAGGTTCACTAATGGCTATTAAGGCTGGTGCAATTTTAACTGATGTAAACGGATTTGTGGTTGACCGCATCCAGTCGGGTGGTCCTGGTAACCTCAATATCCCCGAAGAGAAGATCTACGAGCTTGGTAACTGGAATACCGTTGCTACAATTCGCGACATTCCAGACCTTTCTTTCGACCTTGAGTCGTTTGACGTGTTCTCAGAGTTTGAGGCACTTCTTGTTGGCAAGAATGGCGCTGCCGTTCCCGGTGCTGCTGCCGTTGGCAATCAGCTCTCTGGCCAGATTGGTTCAAACGAGGTCGATTTTCAGTCCCATATCCCAATCGACGTAATTTCACCATTCAAATCACGTCGTAATGCATACAATATTGTCAAGGGCGTTGCAGTCCCATATCTTACACTTGAGAACGCAACTTATCGTTTCGGTATTGGTCAGAATGCCTCACAGTCATTCACTCTCAAGGGCGACTCAATCTATTACACCCCAGGTCAGCCTTACTACAATGAGGTAACCTATAGCGGTTCATCTGGTGCAGTCAGTGGCGCATTTGACGGTAGAACAGCTATTCTTTATGAAGAGGATGGCGACAGCATTTACGCTCTGTGCGTAGTTGCCGTTACCGACAATGGCGATTACAAGCGTCTCTTTGTTGGCGATGATTTCACAAACACATCAACAACTCTGACAATTACTTCAACTGGTGCAGACAAGATTGCATCTCTTGATTACACAACTCTTGCAGCAACAACTCTGCGCATTGTTTATAGCTCAGACCCAACACCAAATAGCTATAACCAGAATGGAAATAACCCTTCTGGTAACAAGGTGCATCAGGGTGTTTCCGTTAAACCGGCAGCAGTTCGTCCAAAGGACATCGATGTCTACATTGGTTCTGCTGATGCAACTCCAGTATTCACACGCTTCAGCTCAGTTCAGTCAGCCGAGGCAACATGGTCAGTAACTCTTGACCCAGATCAGGAGTTCGGTAACAAGCACTATGTTTCACAGGACTATGATATTCCAAATGTAAATGGTTCAATTGGCGTTCGTCCATACAATCCAGCAGACATGTGGGACAAGCTTGCAACAATTACCGGCGTGAACACTGCAAATGTTGTTGGCCCAGACTCCGCAATCCCCGTTCCAATGGAGATCAGAATCAACCACCCTGACACTGGTGCTCGCGTTAAGACCATTTATGTTCCTGACGCACGTTTCCAGATCCCAGGCTACTCCGGTCAGGTTCAGCAGAAGGTTGAGACAACACTCTCATTCACCTCCGATGGTGGCTTCATGTACGTTTACAATGGTGAGCGTGTAGCATCTTGATAGTAATTTCATAAATTTAATTACTCGGATTAGGGGATCGGCTTAAATGTCGGTCCCCTTTTCCGTTATTGTGATAGGTGCGTTTTAGGGTGATCTATAATGATCACAATCTCGGTTAAAGGAGTTAATACCATGTCAAATTCTTCTATCATTACCAGAAAGCGTCGTCGCCTTACAGATCTTTATATGGTCGGCAAGGAACTGTCATTGGATGACCATTCTGATGATTCAGACGAGCCAATCGTTATCTGGCTAAACAAGCTTTCACCAATTGAGCAGCGTGATTCCGCTGATAATGCGACAAAGGCTAGAGCAAATATCTTAGCCATCAAGAACACGCCATCTGGCTCAGTTGAGCGTCTTGCCTATGAAGATCAGATTTACGACATTGGTATTGATAACAGATCCTTGCAGATTGAGTTCTTGGCCTCTGAAAAGATCCAGCAGGCAGAAATCTCAAACGAAGAGCGTCTTGCCGCTGAGGACGAGTGGGCAAAGGATCAGTACCTTGTCTCACTTCGTGAAGCTTGGAATGATGGCATGATGGAGAAGTGGACAGAGGATCCCAAGGATGAGGAAGCTAAGAAGATTTATGAAGAGCTAAAGCGATTCAGCGAACAGGTCACCAATGCATCCGAGGATGAGCGTGAGAGTATACTTGCAGAGTATGAGCATCTTGCAGATGAAGAGATTTTCAAGAACGTTGTAGATAAGATTATTGAGTCAGAGGCTGATTTTGCTTGGATGAATGAGTTTGCTGGGTGGCAGGTCTACTACGCAGTTCGTGAGATTGATGACCATAAGGCAAGATACTTTGAGTCTCGTGATGAGGTTAGCTGTCTAGATAACCGTATTCTTACTGAAATAGTTCGTGAGTATCGCGAAATGACAGTTGAGGGCGTTGAGGGAAAAGACTAGCCTGCGATCCACAATTTTTAAGAATTGTTTCAATTGCTAAATCTACTGGTGGCTTATCTTCAATATTTCCTGACGGAACCACTATAGAAAGTGTCCCACATGATTTCCATGCGGCACTTGACCACGCGTTAAGAGTACTGTCTTGGCAGGAAAATCTTCCTAGCGAAGAAATGCCACCAAGATGGATGTGGATATTGGATTGGGAGATTGATAGGCACTTTGATATTGTGGAATCAAAGAGAAAAGTTAAATATAACTTGTCATCTGAAGATGAGTACAATGATGATGATGAGGCTTGGGAGGACAATATTTACGCTGCTAGATTTAAGGATTAGTCTGTCGTTATTAAGTTAAGAGCTTTGAGAGGGAAATATGGCAAGCGATGTTTTTTCGATTAAAGTAAAACTTGATGTCGATGATAGCGATCTCAATAGAGCCGCTCGTGAAAATGAGCGTAGAATTCGACAGGCAAATGCGGCAGCAGCAAGCTCTAGAACCCCAATACCTCAGGCTCCAAATCAGAGACAGGTCGCAGCAGCCCTTCCACAGAGTGGTCAAATTTCAACTGTAGTTTCTCAGTATGGCCGTGCAGCCGCAACTGAGATGCAGGTTATTGCACAGCAGATGCGTAGACTTGGAAATCAAGTTCCCGATCTACAAAAAGCACAGCAACAGTATCTAAAACAGTTCACGAACTCTGTAGCCAATTTCCAAGTTCTGCCAAAAAATGTTCAGACAGATATCACTAGAAGATTTACAGCTTCTTTTGATAGAACGGTTAAAGAATTTGAGACAGCCCTAGCAAGTGTGGGGAAGTCCAGAGCCAACGCTGTCGTCAGAAACTTGGCAAACACTAATTACAGCGCTTTGGGTGTTCAGCAGCGCGCCGTTATCACCACTCCAGCGCAGATGACAGCCGGGGGTGGCGTCGATAAAGAGGTCGCAGCAGCTAATAGTAAACTTGTTGCAGCAATCAACGCAAGCACAAGTCAGATCAAGGCAGCAACTGGACAAAATGTAACCCTAGACAAAGCTTTGGCTGAAGCTAAGCGTGCAAATATTGATGCCTATAATCGATCAACTGCCGCAATAAGAGCTGGCATCCCAAAAGCTAGTGGGCCTCAAGGTCAGGCCGCTCCAAACGTAGCTTCAATATCAAATATAACAAAAAAAAGAAGTGGAATAAGAAGAAATAATAATGCCTCGAAGAAGAAAAGATCCTTAAAATATTTTGTAAAAAAAAGTATTTTTAATGGACTCAGGAAGCCATTCATAAAAAGAATAGAGAA